ATAATTTCAAGGACAAAGGTGATGCTACACCTAAGCCAGTAAGTAAGGACGATGCAGCATACAAGCATAGTCCAGTAGCTAAAGGTTAAGGTACTGAGAAGAAATGGCTTTCTATCTCAAAGAAACTTTAACATTTGACCGAGCAGGAATGGTCGTGGAGAGTGTTAAAGAGGACGGCGACTTGAAAACCCTCTATATGAAAGGGATTTTCATTCAGGGAGGGGTAAAAAACGCAAATGAGCGTGTTTATCCCGTTTCTGAAATTGAGACTGCTGTTGATACCTTAAACAAACAAATTAGCGAAGGTTATTCTGTGTTAGGAGAAGTAGATCATCCAGATGACCTAAAGATTAACTTGGATCGTGTATCACATATGATAACAAGTATGTGGATGGACGGTCCAAACGGATTCGGAAAACTTAAAATATTACCAACTCCAATGGGACAGTTAGTTCGTACCATGTTAGAGAGTGGTGTAAAGTTAGGTGTATCTAGTCGTGGCAGTGGTAATGTTAACGATTTAGATGGCCGTGTCAGTGATTTTGAAATAATCACTGTGGATATTGTTGCTCAACCAAGTGCACCAAATGCATATCCAAAAGCGATTTATGAAGGTACTATGAATATGAAACATGGTCATAGACTTTTAGAAATTGTCAAGGGTGCGAAGGGCGACAAAAAAGTAGAAAAGTACTTGAAAGGGGAAGTAATGCGCCTCATCAAGGACCTCAAAATCAAATAAGGGGAATAAGCAATGTTTGATGCTATCAAACCATTACTTGAAAGCGGATTAATCAAAGAGGATATAGCCCAAGAATTAAATGAAGCTTGGGAAGGAAAACTTAATGAAGCCCGTGAACAAGTTCGTGCCGAATTGCGTGAGGAATTCGCACAACGCTATGAGCATGATAGAAGCGTGATGGTTGAAGCCCTTGATAAGATGATTACAGAAAGTCTACAACAAGAGATTGCAGAATTTAATGAAGAACGCAAATCACTAAGTGAGGAGCGTGTTCGGGCTAAGATGCAAATGGTAGAACATGCTAAAAAATTTAATGACTTTATGGTTACTAAATTAGCTGAAGAAATCAAAGAGTTACGCACTGATAGAAAGCTACAAGTAGAAAACCAAGAGAAATTAGAAAAGTTTGTTGTACATGCTCTTGCTCGTGAAATCAAAGAATTTAGTATTGATAAACGGGCAGTTGTAGAAGCTAAAGTTAAGTTAGTAAGCGAAGGAAGACAAAAACTTGAGCAGTTAAAAGGCAAGTTTGTCAAAGAAAGTGCTGCTAAACTTAATAATATTGTAACATCACACTTAAAGGGTGAATTATCACAACTTAAGGAAGATATTAAGCTAGCCAAAGAAAATAACTTTGGACGCAAACTTTTTGAAGCATTTGCAAGTGAATTTAGTGTAACTTATCTAAACGATAAAGCAGAAACACGAAAATTAGTTGCAAAGTTAGCAGAAAAAGAACAGCAATTAGCTAAAGCAAAACAAGCGATCAACGAAAATAAAAAATTAGTTGAAAGCAAAGAGCGTGAAGTTCGCATTATTAAAGAGTCTGTTGAGAGAAAGAAGGTAATGGAAGGATTGTTATCTACTTTGAACAAAGAAAAGGCTCAGGTAATGTTGAGTTTACTAGAAAGCGTACAAACACCAAAATTGAAAGTCGCTTTCGATAAGTATTTACCAGCAGTTCTTAACACATTGACAGAAAAGAAAGTTGTGAACAAGCAACCTCTTAACGAATCAAAAGTTGTTACAGAAATCACTGGTGATAAATCTGCCAAGGTTGAACAAGTAGAAGATTTCGAAGGGCGTGATAACGTCGTCGACATCAAGCGTTTGGCAGGGCTTTAATTTATAGACATAATAGGAGATAATATAAATGTCAAAAGTTCTTTTAGAAAGCCGTTGGGACGAGACCAAAGATGCCCTGTTAGAAGGCTTGAAGGGCACACGCCGCTCAACAATGGGTGTATTGCTAGAAAATACACGCAAACAGCTACTCCAAGAAAGTAGTGCAGGTACAACAACAGCTGGTAACATCGCTACATTAAACCGTGTGATTCTTCCAGTTATCCGTCGTGTCATGCCAACAGTTATTGCTAACGAATTGGTTGGTGTACAACCAATGACTGGCCCAGTTGGTCAAATTCATACATTGCGTGTTCGTTATGCTAACAGCTTAACAGATACTAGCGCAGCAGCAACATCAGTTACAGCTGGTGAGGAAGCATTGAGCCCATTCAAAATTGCTCAGGCATATTCTCGCACACCAGGTGGCGCAGCTAACCCAACTGTTACAAGCTATACAGCTAATGATACAGCAGCAATGGAAGGTAACGGCGGTCGTCAAATCAGCGTACAAATCTTACGTCAGGCTGTTGAAGCTAAATCACGTAAGTTACAAGCACGTTGGACATTTGAAGCTGCACAAGATGCACAAAGTCAGCATGGTATTGATGTAGAAGCAGAAATTATGGCTGCTCTTGCACAAGAAATTACTGCTGAAATTGATCAGGAAATCTTGTTGTCATTAGCAACGCTTGCTTCAACAGAGTTTACTTATAACCAAGCTACAGTTTCAGGTACAGCTACATATGTTGGTGATGAACATGCTGCTTTAGCAGTTCTTATAAACCGTGTTGCAAACTTGATTGCACAACGCACACGTCGTGGTGCTGGTAATTGGGCAGTTGTAAGTCCAGCAAGCTTAACAGTTCTACAAAGTGCAACAACATCAGCATTCGCACGGACTACAGAAGGTACATTCGAAGCTCCAACAAATACAAAATTCGTTGGAACATTGAACGGCGCAATGCGTGTGTTCGTTAATAGCTATGCACCAGATACACAACCAGTATTGGTTGGTTATAAAGGTTCAAGCGAAACAGATGCAGCAGCATTCTATTGCCCATACATTCCATTGATGAGCAGTGGTGTTGTTCTAGATCCATCAACATTTGAGCCAGTAGTTAGCTTTATGACTCGTTATGGGTACATTGAGCTTACAAATACTGCAAGCAGCTTCGGTAACGCGGCTGACTATGTTGGAGAAATAGCCGTGCAAAATCTTACGTTTCAATGAAATCAAGTACTTACACGATTTTTTGAAAGTAATTTCGCAACAAAAAGGGCACTTGGTGCCCTTTTTTGTATTTGATTATAAATACTTTATCTCAATCGGGATGGGAGCAAACTAACACTCTATTTGAGTGTTTTTTTGTGGCTAAATACTTTATGTACGAAATTTTATATACTTTAGTTGCTACGCATATCACTATAATTTGCGTCACACTTTTCCTTCATCGTGGACAAGCGCACCGTGCGATTGAATTTAATCCTATTTTAAGTCATTTTATGAGATTTTGGTTATGGTTAACTACAGGTATGGTCACCAAAGAATGGGTAGCAGTTCATAGAAAGCATCATCGTTATTGTGAAAAAGTAGGAGATCCTCATAGCCCACATGTATATGGAATAATAAATGTGTTATTTCGTGGTGCTTGGTTATATGCTGATGCAACTAAAGATAGTAAAATGATTGAACAATACGGAGTAGGTACTCCCGATGATTGGATAGAGCGTAATTTGTATAGTAGATTTACATTACATGGTGTGTTATTATTATTAATTTTTAACACTGTTATTTTTAATGGTTGGGGTATAGTAATATGGTTAACACAAATGGCATGGATTCCATTTTGGGCAGCAGGAGTAATTAATGGATTAGGACATTGGTTTGGATATAGAAATACTGAAACCAATGATAGGTCAAGAAACATTATACCATTTGGTTTTATTATAGGGGGAGAAGAATTACATAACAATCACCATGAAAACCCAGCAAGTCCTAAATTAAGCAGTCGTTGGTTTGAAATAGATATAGGTTATAAGTATCTAAAATTATTTGAGTTTTTAAAGTTGGCAAAAATTAGATAGTCAAATCTGTATCAACTGTAATATCGTATAGAGATTTTTTCTTAAGTTTTAATTCTTTTTGATATAATCTATTACAATTTGCACAAAAAGTTTTTATATTAGATTTTTCTTTATTTTTTTTATTTCCATCTTTATAAACTATGTCTAGCTGACATTTATCAATAGGCAAGAAGCCACATTTGTCACATTTATTTTTTTTATTCAGCAAGTAACCAAATTTTTTATTGTAAACTGCCTTTGAACAAGTACTACAATACTTGTGCCATTTTTGAAAACCATGCTTACTAATACCATTAGATTTAACTAAAGAAACATTACATAAGTCGCAAAGTTTTCTTGTAGGTTGTTGAATTAGCATGATTTATTTATAGAAATAAAGATATTATGGGTGATTTTTTTATAGGGTATATGAAATAGGTTTGCATAAATATTACATAAGGATCAATATTATATGTCAGCCGAATCATTTAATTCTGTGGGTGGTTATAGTGTTGGAATACCTGCCATTCAAGTTGTTGATTCAAATGGCAATGTAGTAACTAACATTAACACTACAGGTAATGTAGCAGCCAATAACATTTACGGTAACAATTACTTTTTTGCTAATGGCGATCCATTTTCAGCAGAACCAGCTGGATCTAATGGACAAATTCAATTTAATAGTAACGGGTCATTTGGTGCTAGCGCCAATATGACATTTGATACTACATCAAATACATTAGTAATTACAAACATAGAATCAGTAGGCAACATAGACTTTTCAAGTGCTGTTAATGTAGATTTAGGTAGCGTAGACAATCTACACATTTCAGGGGGAGTTGCAGGAGCCGTACTTACAACTGATGGTGCAGGTAATTTAAGTTGGACTTCTGAAATAGGATTACAGGGACTTCAAGGCACGCAAGGTAGACAAGGAACACAGGGTGTTCAGGGTCTACAAGGTCTTGCTGGTGAATTTGCTGGACAAGGTATTCAAGGACCTCAAGGCACATTAGGTATACAAGGTGTTCAGGGTATACAAGGTTTAGATGGTGCATTTGCTGGTCAGGGTATACAAGGTATACAAGGAAGTCAGGGTGTACAAGGAAGTCAGGGTGTACAAGGAAGTCAGGGTACTCAAGGTATTACTGGTAGTCAAGGTGCACAAGGAATACAGGGACGCCAAGGCACACAAGGAATACAGGGCAGTCAAGGAATACAGGGATTACAAGGATATTTAGGTTTTCAAGGATCACAAGGACCTCAAGGATTACAAGGAGTTCAAGGAATACAAGGTACACAAGGCATTCAAGGAACACTTGGTATACAAGGTAATCAAGGTATACAAGGTCCACAAAGTACACAGGGTATTCAGGGAACACAAGGTATACAAGGTACACAGGGAGTTCAAGGAAATCAAGGTACACAGGGCACTATAGGTATACAAGGTATTCGTGGTGGATCAGTAAGTAACTTCCCTTATAAAGCAAATGCAACAGTATATAGTGGGCAACCTGCTAGTGGATATTTGTTGTGGAATAATGCTACTCAAACAAATGCAACACAAATTAATATATTTCATGTAGACCAAGAAGGGGTTGATATTGATTATTATTTGTCAAGCATAACTGTCGGTCAAACATTAATTATACAAGCTAAAGCAGCGAGTCAAGATTTTCAAGAATTTATTGTAACTGGTGCTATAACAGTGGTAAATCCATCAACAGTAAATGCATATGTTACAATTCCTGTTAATTTAACAGATTCAGGGGGAGCAGGGTCAAGTGGTTTCGGTAATAATGCAGATTTAGAATTTATTATAAGTCAAGTAGGTGCACAAGGTTTACAAGGTACTACAGGTGCTCAAGGTACACAAGGTTT